GGAACGCCCTGGCGGGTTAATAAATATACATCCATGCTTACAAAACATGAAGCGACAAACAATTAAACGCATTTTGCACAGTAACTACATATATTTACTCTCTTTTGGCTTCTGCAAAGCAAGGACCTGTGAGATAGGCCCAACATTGGAGTGAATTACTCTCCTTTCTTCTTATTCCAAAACCTGTCATACAAAGCATCCCACGATGGGAAATGCGACGGTTCAACATAAACATGAAGATCTAATTCAACAATTAAACTCATAAACATTGCACGCTTCTGATTGAAAATTTCCTTTCCATACCAAAAATACTCACGCGCGGCACTAGACATAACATCAACAGCTTGTTCTTCTCTTGTTACAGTATTAGATACAACACCAATCATCAGGGATTTCTCAATAGAATCGTGGTCCAGTGGACACACATAAGCCCCAATATCAGCATCAAAACGCCAAGTTCTCTTCAAAAACGATACCTCATTGATAGAGATATATGGCACAGAAATTGCTTCCTTATCGGCCATTGTGTACGTGACACCATCCTTTGCCAAGACTTGTTGTATTGAAGTGTGATTAAACCAAGGTGTTTTCACACTCACTCCCATAGCGTTGTCATCTCCATATGTGATCAAGCTGACATGCTTTTTGAAATCCTTCGCGTTTCCACTTGGACTCAATTTCGCATAACAATAACGCATATACAGAGAATTAGCAAGACCATTGATGATAACAGTGAGAGGATGTCCTGACGGATTACTCCCATAGAACTCAATCAAATCACCATTAAAATCAATCAATGGGAAAGCAGTATCTTCCGAAATACCAGCGATGACTTTCAAATCTTCAGCTGAATAATTTCCAGAAGCCTTACACAATCGGTACAAAATCTTATACGATAGTAAAATCATAGTAGATGACATACTCTTGTCAAAGGATGCATAATCACCAGCAATCATTCGGTCTTCACCAAATTTTGTAAGGTAATCACGCATTTTTTGCCATTCCAAAGAATGAGCATTTGTACCAACAGCGGCCTCAAACACATAACGATTGTTTTGGATCAAACGAATACTAGACAACAAATACTTACGCACAACAATTGACCAACAAAATGGAGCTCCTGTAAAAACTCGAGTTTTCTTTGCAAGAATTTTCGAAAATTTAGTTGCTTCATCTTTCAAATGACCACAATAATTTGGCATATATCTCTGACCAGCATGATACTTACCAATGCAATCCTGAACACGATCCATGATTTCAACACTCACTTCTACAGGCTCTTGGTTTTCACCACGAGCTGGTATAGGTGTTAAGAAAAACTTCTTCGACTTCTTCCAGGGATTGCCTGCACTTGTGTTACGATTAATCTTATCGACATACGCTACACCAGCAGCTCCATTCACAGCAGTGAAATCATCATACACATGCACTTCTTCCTCCCAATTCTCTGGGAGCTGCTCAATAATCTCATCAAAGAAATCATCAGCACACTCTTCGAGAAGGGAAGTATCCATCTGGGTGACTGGCTTCGTCATTTCTTTCACAGCAATGTGCCATGGTTCCCAACCTGCCATCACAGGTGCACCAAACTTCGTGACATAACCTTCCTTTTCAAGACTGTTCGCCAACAAAGTTGGTGCCACATGTGATTTCGGAAATTGCCTAAAACCAACAAATGAACCATACACATTAGCTGTACCCTCCTCAAGGAAGCGCACAGTACTCTTGTGATGTAATTCACCTACTGGTCGTTTTGCAGTTTCAGAAGACAATTCTGGAACACCAGATTGAACAATTGGTTCACCATGAGCATCAATCATCAACATCATATTGTCCTCAGTCAATACGACTGAACACACAGTGTTTGAACCAGAATGACCCAACAAATGGATACCAACAACAATTGGACCCTTCTGAGTATCAGCCACCATCAAGGAACCACAATCACCTGCTTCGGTGTTTTCTTCAGGTTTTACAACGCCAACCCACATAGGAACTTCAATATCGCCCAAAGACGGTACTTTAATTTCTTGATAGGCAGCTCCACGCACACAAATCTTACGAATCTCTCCATTAGACATGCGTGTGACATAAGAACCATTAAAACGACCACGAAAAGTAGGGGACGCAATCAAACCCGTAATATCCTTCATAGGAGGAATAGCACGAATATAAATTGTCGCCAAATCCTGATCTGGATAGCGCTTCACCTCAGCTTGAGTGACATAGATAGTGATATTGGAATTAACACCATGATCACTCAAACCTTGAGTAATTGTCAATTGAAAACTGCCCGATGCTGGAATGCCATGGTTATTCACCAAGTACACGTGACCAGCCAAACAAACAGCTTTATTGGTACGCTTCACAGTTTCACCATACTCATTTACAAACTCAGACACAAAAGATACACAATTACGACTTAACACATTGAGAGTTTGATCAAAACTAAAAGCAGCATATGATGTAGTCATTGGAGAAACATCAAAACTTGTGGTCTGATAATCATCTTTGTACCAAGCATTCACACGCTCATCTGCACGAGCCACAGGTTCCTTGCCAATATCCTTCGAATTTTGCACACCTTGCACTGCAGGTTCTTCTCTTCGGAGATACTTAATGAGTTTCTGACACAACAAAAATGATGACATAAAAGAAAACCCAATAACAAGTGAATCAGCAAGAGAATTCATACGCACAGACAAAAACCAACGCTTACGAACACGTGTACCACACAAACCATAAATACGACGACAGATACGAGTGTTCTTCAAAATAGTTCGAAAGAAATAAATTGTAAAATCTCGGGTCCATGTAATATTCATGAAAACATGAAACAACAAACGATCAAAATAGAAAGTATTGAAACAAATCCATGTGATATACACAAAACGATCAATGATGCCATCAAGAAAAGCTGAACTGATCAACTCAGATTCAATTTCATCTTGTACATCCTCATCATCATAATACTGCCACAAACGGCGGCGTTCACGACGACAAGCATCTCTCAGATCCTCTCCACTCAAATGAGCAAGATGTTCTGGCACATTGCGCACAGTGGGAGCATCCTGCAATTCTAATTCAGTTGGTTCCTGAATTTCATCATCGGCTTGCACCACTGGCACTTCACATGAACAAACATACTTAGCACGAAAACACTGTTTACACAAGTCAATATTCTTAACTTGCGCATCAGTCGATTCCATCTTCTTCTCATTGTTCTCAAATTCAATTGCAGTTCGCGAAACCCACGACAAAAAGTCATGGATATTATTAAACTCAAACTTTGAAACCAATTGAGCACGTTTGCTCACATTGTTCTGTTCTTCAAGAACCGGTACAATCTGGAAAATCGTAAAATCCCAGAAATCCGGCAATTGGCCTTCTTGCACACTAGGTACTTTTTCACTATCCAACATTTGGCCAAGTTTGGAATAACCTGGCTTTGGTTTACAATCAACAACCCAGGGCATACGCCGCTGGATTGCGAGTGGACAAGAAAAATACGCATGCGCATTCAAATTGGGTGTGTTAGTTGTTGCAACAACACACTTTGCTCGAAATGGAATCCTACCCTTATCGGTCACTTCAGCCTGGTTAGTGACTAAAGGAACACGATTGAAGATATTTAACATTTCTGTGAGCGATGGATCTCCACCACTCGTAGCAACATTCGGATTCAACGAAGCAATGTCATCAAGAGTGACAAACCACATTGAAGAATCAAATCCAGACCAAAAAGGATCTGAACAAATTCGTGTGTATTTGAACTCACTATCACTTGGTAAATCAAAAGTTTTTGCAAACTGATAAAAC